CAAGAATGGCCTGTCAACGTACGAGGCAGAAATTGCCCGCCTTGGTGGCGACTTCCGCGAAGTGTTCAAACAGCGCGCTCGCGAAGAGGGTGTGATTAAAAAACTCGGTCTCGACTTTAGCGGCAAGGTAGTCGAAGGCACCGAAACCCAGACGAGCAGCACAGGCGGCGGGTCTGAACCAACGGACAAAGAGGATCAACCAAATGAATGATCAGGTAAGAGCAAGCGTCATGATGGCGCTCAATCGCATGAACGGTAACGCCATCGCCGTACGTGACAACGACACCACCATGATGTCGAACCTGCAGCAAATGATGATGTGCGAAGATGACGACTATCAGGAACGCGCAGAGCAGCAGATGCGCGAGAACCTGTGCGCAGCATATGGCATCGGCCAGCCGGGCCAAGGTAAGCCGTTTGCGTTCTCCAACGGCCTAGCAATCATCCCGGTACACGGCACGCTTATCAACCGTTACGGCGGGTACTACTACGGCTACGTTACCGGTTACAACTTCATTCGCAGCCAACGTAATGCGGCCCTGACTGACCCGGATGTCGAGGGGATTATTTACGACATCAACTCGAACGGTGGCGAGGCCGCAGGCTGTTTTGAACTGGCGCAAGAAATGTTCGACACACGCGGCGTGAAACCTTCGCTGGCGGTAATCGATTCTAATTGCTATTCTGCTGCGTATGCCATCGGTAGTGCGGCAGACAAGATGACGGTCATCCCGTCGGGTGGTGCTGGCAGCATTGGTGTGATTTCCATGCACGTCGACATGTCGAAAATGCTGGAAGACATCGGCATCAAGGTCAGCATCATCAAGTCAGGCGCACACAAAGCCGATGGCAACCCCTACGAGGAACTGTCAGATGAAGTCCGGGCAAACTATCAGGCAAGCGTCGATAGTATGCGTACAGATTTCGTTAATCTGGTGGCCCAAAACAGGAATTTAGATCCGAAGGTAGTGCGCGACACCGAGGCAATGTGCTATAACGCTCAGGACGCGAAGGCAATCGGGCTAATCGACGCAGTTACGACCCCGATGCAGGCCGTAGCAGAATTTCTAAACGGGCCTTCCGACGGCTCAGAACAATCAGGAGCAAATGCCATGAGCTTTACTCAAGAAGAAATGGACGCCGCGCGCCAAGAAGCAGCAGCGCAAGCGACCACCGCAGAACGTACCCGCATCGCCGGGATCATGGGCTGCGAAGCCGCCGCGAACCGCCCTAATCTGGCGTCGCATTTGGCTTTCAAAACCTCCATGACCGTTGCCGAAGCTGGCGACATGTTGGTTGTATCCGCCGAAGAAAAATCGGCCGCCGCACCTGCCGCACCTGCTGCGCCAGCGAACCCTGCAGCAGCCAAAGGCGATAGTCCTTTCGATAACGTAATGGCTAACGCACAACATCCGAATGCAGGTGCCGACGCTGGTCAGGAAGGCACGCAGGAAGATAAAGAAACTGCCGGGCTGATGGCTGCTGCTAAGTCTGTAGCTGGCGAACAATGGGCTTAATGAGAGGACACTGACATGTCATTAGCACTTCTGATGGCGGCTACTAGCCTGCCGAACTACCTTGCCGGTAACGGCGACCTCGGGACTTGGGAACCGACCCAGATCTTCGCGGGTGAATCTGACATCGTGACCGAAGGTGGCGTCTGTGCCGCTGACATCACTATCTATCAGGTGATCGCGAAGAACGCAGCCGGTGCAATGGTTCCGCATGATCCGACCGCAACGACTGGCACCGGGGAAGATATCGTACCCGCTCCGCAGTCCGTGGCTATCGGTATCGCGGCACAGCCTGCGAAGAACGGCCAGAACGTCCCGTACTACATCGGCGGCGTGTTTAACGGTGCTGCGCTGACGTGGCATTCCTCGTTGGATACTTTGGTGAAGCGTCAAGCTGTATTTGACCGCACCAACATCCACATCGGCAACCTGTACTAAGGAGCAGCATAAAATGGCTGGACTGTATACTACCTATCAACTGCTGGCGGTACAGCGCAAGTTAAAAGCCTTGCCTGCGTTCTTCCTGCAGTGGTTCCCGCGCCAGATCGCCTTCGAAGAAGACATGATTGCCTTCGACAAAGTGATCCAAGACATCACCCGCGTTGCCCCGTTCGTTGCGCCTAACGTTCAAGGCCGAGTGATCAAGGAAGAAGGTTATTCGACCAAGACCTTCAAGCCAGCGTACGTGAAACCGAAACACGTTATCGACCCTAACATGTTCGTCCCGCGTCAACCGGGTGAAGCACTGGGTACCGGTAGCCTGTCTATCGCCCAACGACGTGACCGTGTAATCGCGTTCCTGCTGCAGAAGCATCGCGCCATGCACGAAAACACATGGGAATGGATGGCCGCGCAGGCCGCTCAGTACGGTTATGTCGACGTGCAGGGTCAGGACTATCCATTGGTGCGCGTAGACTTCGGTCGTGACGCAGCGCTGACCATGACTACCAACTGGGCTGCTGGTGGCGTTACCCTGATGGACATGATTGCTGACCTGCGTGACGGTCAACGTCTGGTGTCCGACAAGTCTCTCTCCGGTACCGTAGTCCGTGACTACATCTTCGGCGGCGACGCTTGGGATCAGTTTGTCAAAGTTGGCGGCGACGCCTTGTGGGGCAAAGACGGCCTGATGGACAGTAACATCCGTGGATCCGAGACCAACGTTACCCGTCTGTGGGACGACGTTGAAGGCGTGCAGTACATGGGTGAGCTGGTGGGCATCAACGGTGCCGGTCGTATGCGTATCTGGGTGAACACTCAGAAGTACCGCGACGACAAGAACCAAGAGCAATACCTGATGAAGCAGAAAGCTGTCATGGGTATCTCACAGGCTATCGAAGGCGTCCGCTGCTTCGGCGCGATCCTCGACAAGTCTGCTGGTTATCAGGCGCTTGAATACTTCCCTAAAATGTGGGAAGAAGAAGATCCAAGCGTGGAATACCTGATGTCCCAAGGTGCTCCGCTGATGGTTCCAGCAGATCCGAACGCGTCATTCCTGCTGACCGTGATGTCCTAAACCCCCAACAATAATCCATCGCTCCGCCCCCTCCGGGCGGTTCGGTTTTGAGGATAAGAACTATGCCAAAACGTAAAGTAGTCCAGACAGTAATCGTGTACCGCGACGGTCAGCGTATCCGCCCTGCAGTCGGTGAGATCTTCGACTTCAAGCAGGACGAACTGGACAACATCATGGGTATCAACCCGGAAGCCCTGACCCGCCCGATTATTGAAGTGGACGTGGAAAACCTGCAGGCGCAGAAAGAAGCTCAGGAAAAGGCAGACGCCGAAGCCAAAGCAGCAGCGCCAGCGGGTAAGCCCGGCAAGGCAGAAAAGAACGCCAAGCCAGTGCAGGACGAAGAGGTCTAAGTAATGGCTTCTAACTTCGCGGCAGTTAAAGCGAAGATGCGGGGGGACGTTCACGCGTCCCTTTCCGTTTCTGCCCGCTATGAGAGTTATGCGCAGGATGTCATTATCGACGGCCTATCCGTACGTTGGCACAACAAGATTGCGATCCTCGGTGACTTAGAGAATGGCGGCTATGCCAGTGTTGTAGAGGGCATCGAGCGCATCATTTTCCTACGAGCTGAACTAGTAGAATTGGGCGTGCCGCTGGACGAGGGCGACACGATTGTCATCACCGCCGAAGGCTTCGACAACGCCCGACTGACCCTAAAAACTCAGGAGCCGATTGTCGGCCCAACCGAAGTTGTTTGGCAGGTAGCGAGGGCATAACATGCCTGTAAATATCATTTCTATCGGCGGCACCGAGCTGGAAGAGTACATCAATCGCGTGCCGTCCATTGCCAACCAATCGATCCGCATGGCGATTAATAGCACGGCCTCCGGCAAGGGCATGACCCTTATCAAGAAGTCAATGCTGGACGAGGTGGCCTTTCCCTCCGGGTACCTCAACGGCGACCGCCTAAAGCTGACTAAGCGCGCCACGCAGACCAACCTCGAAGCAACCATCACCGGGCGTAAACGCGCCACCAGCCTCGCCCGTTTCGTTACCGGTGGGGCCGTCGTCGCTAACAGCAAGAAAAGCGGCGGCGTACAGGTTCGCGTGCAGAAGGGCAAGACCACCTACCTGAAAAATGCGTTCCTCGTCAAACTGAACAAAGGGGCCAGCTTTTCAGAAGACCACTACAACCTCGGGCTGGCCGTTCGTCTGTCTGCCGGGGAAGCACTGGCGAACAAACGGACACAGCATAAGTCTTGGCTGGTGCCGGGACGCGTGGCGCTGCTGTACGGCCCGTCCGTAGATCAGGTGTTCGCCGAGGTCGCGGACAAGGTGGCCCCGACGATTGGTGACTTGGTAGCGGCTGAATTCCACCGTAATTTCGCGAGGCTTTCGAAATGAGTCAACGCTTGACCATACTTAAAAAATTGACAGAACACCTTGAGGGCATTAACGTCGCCAATGGGTATCACCACGACCTGAAAGGAAAAGTGTACCGTGGCCGGGATCGCTTCGGTGCGGACTTCCTCTCCAAGATGCCGATCCTGTCTGTCCTTGAGGCTAAGGCCACGGACTACGGTAACTTCGCAGATGAAGAACAAATGGTGCGTCAGGACGATTGGGTCTTGCTCGTACAAGGTTGGGCCAAGGATGACCCGAGAAACCCCACTGACCCGGCTTACCTACTGCTGGCGGACGTGGAAAGACGATTGTCCATGATTGTCGATAACGAGAAAGGCGTCCCTGTTTTCCCGGGGGTCTATCGCCTCGGCGGTCTTATTGCTAAACTGACAGTCGCGCAGCCGGTTGTTCGGCCTCCCGAAGAAGGGCTATCGGACACGGCGTTTTTCTTCCTCCCGCTTCGGGTAGGCTTGAAAGTAGATTTGCGGAACCCTTAACGTCCTCAACAGGAGAGACACATACATGAACGACAACTACTCAAACAACTACGTCGTTGGCCGTGGGACGGTGTATTTCGACCGCTTCCAAGACGGTACCAACCGTAAGACCGGTGAAATGTACTTTGGGAACACCCCGGAGTTCACTATCAACACCGACTCTGAAACGCTGGATCACTACTCTTCCGATCACGGTATGCGCGTGATGGATGCGTCTGTCCTGCTGGAAGCGTCACAAGGTGGTACCTTCACCTGCGATAACATCAACTCCGATAACTTGGCGTTGTGGTTCTTGGGCGACGTGGCTACCACCACTCAGACCCAGCAGACCGATGCGAAAGAAGTGTTCAACCCGATTATGCGTGGTCGCTTCTATCAGCTCGGCACCAGCGATGACAACCCGACTGGCGTGCGCTCCGTTGATAACTTCCAGATGGTCAAGGCTGACGCTTCCGTGGCGATCTCTTTGGGTGCTGGGGACATCACCTCGATTGTCGGGGCTACCGTAGTTAACCCAGCCGGTAACTATGAAATCGATCTGGAAGCGGGCCGCATCTACATCGAGCCGGATTCGACTGACCTGTCCGGCAACGTGCAGATCGCCGTGCAGTACGACGTCGGTGCGCAGAAACGTACGCTGGTGATCGGCAACTCCAACATGGTCTACGGCGCACTGCGCATGATCTCGGACAACCCGGTCGGCACCAACAAGAACTACTACTTCCCTAAAGTCTCCGTGGCACCAGATGGTGACTACGCGCTGAAAGGCGACGACTGGCAGGTGATGTCGTTCACGTTCAAGGCGATGCAGCTCAACAACATCACCAAGCGCGTGTACATCGACATTCTGGACGCGGCCAAGACGGTTGACCCGACCACGCAGCGCTCTATCACTATCAGCCCGGCGTCATCCACCGGTACGGTAGCGGCGGGGGTGCAGGTGACGGCCACCGTACGTGACGGCAATGGCGACGTGGTGCAAGGCGATGCAGTTAACTTCACCGCATCTTCCGGCGGTACCGTTACCCCAACGAGCGCCACCACCGGGTCAACCGGCACCGCGCAAACGCTGGTGAAACGTACCACTGCCGGTACCGTGACTGTCACGGCCACGCTGGCAGGCGGCAAGTCCGCGACCACCGGGACTATCACCATTTCTGAATAAGGGATGGTCAAGCAGTACAGGAAAGCGCCTCCGGGCGCTTTTCTTTTATCCCCCGCTGAAAGCTGTGCTACATTAACGACGGATTAGCGCAAAGGAGATCCGTCAAATGTCATTAGCAAACTTCGAACCAGACTACGAACAAGTAATTATCAAAGGCACACGCGGCAGGGATGACAGCTCATTCCAAGTACGCGGCCTGTCCTTCCACGACATTTCTAAAATCGTCCGGGTTCACTACAGTGATCTGGATGGCCTGTTTGATCTGTACGAGACTTCTGCCGGGCAAGACCTGTCAGCCTTGGCTGCCGGGCGCTTCGCCGTTCGCTTGGTCAGTGATGCCCCGGGCATTGTCTCGCACATCATCGCGTTGGCCGCCGACGAAGAAGAACAGCTCGAAAAGGTAGCCATGCTGCCGGTGCTCACTCAGTATGACGCGCTGCAGAAGATTGCCCGGCTGACCTTCTCGGACGTTGAAGAAGTAAAAAAGATCTTCGCTCAGGTGATGGAGCAGGTGGGGCGGCTCAAGAAAGAAGGCCCGAACAG